GCGAAATGAATTACACTTTGATTTTTCAAAGTGTAATTAGTGTAATTTGGTATTGGGATTAAAGGGGTTTTCGAGGCCCCTGGGTCGCCCGGCAGAACCAAAGATGTAATTTGAAGGCCCCCGAAGGGGCCTTTCGTTTTTCCTTACTTCGGTCATCGCTCCCACTTATCCCTGGGTACAATCCCAAAGAACATGCAGGCGAACTTCTCAGGCTCGGTCTTGGGGGTCGGGTTGGCGGCGTGAATCACCTTGCCGGCGTCGTCTACCCGGAGGAGGTTGACGGCCTGGTGGTCGTCGTTGGCGGAGGCCCCGGGAAGAATGTAGTCGCCCGAGGGGGACCGACGGATGACCCAGGACTCGGAGCCCGTAGCCCAGCCGGAGTGGAAGGTGTGGGAGAAGGAGTCAACTTTCATAGGACTCAAGGCCTTCTTGTTTGGCGAACCAGAGAGGGACGATGATCTCGCAAGGGGTATCTTGCCCTTCCGGGTCCAGGCCGGCCAAACTGTCAGGGTCGATCAGGCTTAGGGGTATCCATTTTTGGTCCCCGTCGAAGTCGAACAGGGCTGCCTTATCGGTCATGTGAATCAGGGCGTCGAAGGTGATACTTACGGTTTCTGACATGGTGCCTCCTTTAAAAGGCTTATAGTATAGGCCAACTTTTTTGATGAAAAAATTTCCAGGAAACGCGGGAACTCGATGGCTCAAAATCACCATCATCAAATCCTTCCCCCTATACTAAGGGATTCTTCAGAATGGCCAAGCTGGACCGCCCCAGACTATCAAACAGGTGGCAACCACCACGGCCAACCCGTAACAAACCAGGCTCCAAACCAGATCGTAGTCTGGCTTGCGGACAGGTTGTTCGGCCAGCAGCCGCCGGCAGAGTTCATCGAAGTCATTCTGTCGTCTCATATCAATCCTCCATATCGTTCTCCAGATACTCCTGGAGGTCTTCCAAGTGCTTCTGAGTGTGGCGGTGAATCCCGTCATGGTCAAGCTCGTCCAGACGGGAAATGAGGGTACCTGCCGCCTCTATGGCCTCTTTGCGGCACGAATTTCTGCCGTTGCGGTCATACTCCTCGTCCGTGGGCTCCGGGGGGCTCACCGGCGGCTCAGGGACTTTGAAGTGGGCCATGGTGAAGGCAAATTCGTTCATTTCTTATCCTCCATATTCCAGTTACGATTTTTACAAGCCGGACATTCCTTGGGGTTCTCTTTGCGGGGAACCCAGGAATATCCACATTTGCCACAGGTGAGTTTGATTATTTTCATGAGATTATCATAATCATAGAAGTTGCAGTTGTCAAGAGAAAAATCATCCATGTTAATTATTTTTCTTGCTTTTTTGCTTTTTGTGTGTATCTATTGAAAGCGTATCCTTCCTCCTCTCGGCAGTGCCGGGGGCCGTTTCATGGGGAGGCGGTCCCCGGATTTTTAAAGAGTAAACAAGGAGTTAAGTTGACTGAAAAACAGAAAAAAATCAGAAAGGCCCCTCCAAAAGCATGGAAACCGGGGCAATCCGGCAATCCTGCTGGGCGTCCCGTGGACCCAGCCCGTAAGGATGCCATGGAACTTCTTAAGTGCCATGCTCCTGCTATCGTCCAGAAAGCCCTTGACCTTGTTCTTTGTGATGATCCCGATATTGCTGTTTTAAATGGTCTTATTAAAAAGATTTTCCCTGACAACCTAAACCTGAGTGGCGGCGAGAACCCGTTACGGATCTTTTTGGAAAGATATAGTGCCCGACCTGAAATTTGACCGAGACCTCGCCAAGTTCACGCCTCGCCAGATTGAAGCGGTGAAGTTGCTCGATTCTGGCCAAACAAAGTTTCTGCTCTACGGCGGCGCCCTGGGAGGCGGGAAGTCTTATTTCCTCCGCTGGTACGGTATCCGACGCCTCATGCGCCTGGCCGAGATGGGATACAAAAATTGTACCGCCATGTTGGCTTGCGAAGACTACCCAACCTTAAAAGATCGGCAACTATCAAAAATACCAAGAGAATTTCTGCAAGAGTTGGGACAAATGCACCAGGACCATAAGGAATATGGCCGATGCTTTATTTTGAACCCCGATTTTGGCTCCGGCGTCCTTTGTTTCCGTAACCTGGACGACCCCAGCAAGTATCAGTCGGCCGAGTTCGTTTTGATCATGGTGGACGAGCTTACCAAGAACGATTATGATACGTTTACCCAACTCAGGATGCGACTCCGGTGGCCTGGGCTCGATGATATGGACTGCCAGTTTGTGGGCGGCACCAACCCTGGCGGAAAAGGCCACGGGTGGGTAAAACAGTTCTGGATTGATCAAGTTTTTGGCCCCGAGTGGATAACTCCGAGAGATTATCGCCCCACATTTGCGTTTGTGCCGTCTAAGGCCGACGACAACCCTCATTTGGATGACGCTTACTGGGCCATGTTACACACCCTTCCCGAAAGCCTACGGGCTGCCTTCCGTGATGGGTCCTGGGACATATTTGTGGGGCAGGCTTTCCCTGAGTTGTCAGTTGCGGTGCATGGCATAGACCCTATCTGGCCTATCCCTATAAATTCCCCGCTCTACATGACTTATGACTGGGGTTTTGGCAAACCGTTCAGCCTTGGGTGGTGGTGGACAGACAACGATGGCCGGGCCTTGAGGTTCAATGAGTGGTATGGCGCCTCGGGGCCGGATCAGGGTCTACGTTTGGGCGACTCTGAGGTAGCTGAAGGCATCATTGACCGGGAAGTCAAACTTGGGTTGGCGCATTTTTCTACCTCCGGGGACTACCGCTCGGTGTCGTGGGACCGGCAGGTAATCAGGTATGCGGGCCCGGATTGCTTTGCCAAGAGGCCGGACTACAAGGGTGGTGGTCAGGGGCCATCGACGGCTGAGGTATTCGCCCAGTACGGAATCTATTTGATGCCGGGCGACCCCGACCGGGTGTTGCGGATTAGACAGTTCCGTGAACGCCTGCGGGCTCGGGACGGCGAGCGCCCTATGATGCTGATTTACAAGTCCTGTAAGGATTTCTTCCGCACGGTTGGCTCGCTGGTCATGGACAAAAACCGGCCAGAAGATATCGACAGCGACGGCGAGGATCATCAGTACGATGAAGCCTGTTTTCTCTGCATGGCTCGCCCGTTGTCAGCTTGGACGCCAGAGGTCCCCAAGACCGGCCCGCAGCGCATCATCGAAGCCGCCGAGCAGAGATTTACGCCCGATGTCCTGCCCTGGGAGCTGTCGCCGGAGACCGGGGAAGGTTTTTTTGAGGGAGAGAAGTGGTGAGCAAGAGTTCAGCTATTTTAGGACTTGGAATTACAGCAGGAGTTTTATCTGCTATGCTATTTGAGTCTGTGTTCATAGCTCTGGTCGTGGGAATTGGGATATATGCTGGCTATCATTGGTTTTATAAAGATTGTGTTTAACTTGATGGAGTTGTGATGTCAGACCCCAAAATCACCTTCGCCGACTCATCTCAGGCCACAATTATCAACGGCCTGCCTCTGACAGTCTCGCCGGTGGCCTCCGATCTCCTGGCGGCGGTGCATTTCGGTTTCAGTCAGGCGGTGGAGATGTTCCGGGTGGTGACGCAGCCGGCACCCATGCCCCAGGGGTCCCTCGTGGCGGGCCTGGATGAGCCGGTAGGTGAGGAAGATTTTAGCGCCGGCGTCCTGGACATGGGGTCGCTGTGGCGCCTGGACCCGGTAGCCCGGGAGGCGATTTTGTCCCGGCATGGGCTTCAGACGTATCGTGAACCCCGGGGCGAACCGGACGTGACCGCCGAGGTCATGGCTCAGGCTATAAAAGAGGGCGGCGGGATACCGCCCGCCGAGGAGGAATAGTGGCAGACCCGAATTTTGAGCGTAAACCCGTGCTTTGCCCCAAGTGTGGCAGCGCCAGGATGGTGATCCAGGACATTTACGAGATGTGGGAGAGCCAGCAGCCCAAGAACGCCATGCCGAACTTTGCGGCCAGCTTCAAGAAGCGGGTGCTGTGCGCCGATTGTTCAACTGAGGTGTGGCCGGTGAAGTGGCTGGCAGCGGAGAAGGGGAAGAAATGATTCAAGTCCTCTGCTACTCCTGCTCAACGCACATCGCAAACACCGACGTGGACCGGATCGACTGGCCCTTGACCGGCGAGATGTTTTCTCCGATCTACCCCGGTTGGTATTTGCGCCCGGGCCCGCTCAACCTCGACGTATTTTGCCCAGCCTGTCAAATGTTCCCCTTCAACCATGATCCCAACGTCGCCGGGGGGAATGCGGTGGGCAAGGCCCTGAACGTGCGGGGTGCGGACGGCAAGCCAGTAGTGATGACGGTTAAAGAGATTTTGATTAATTATGTCGGGACCGTGACAGCCGGGAACCCGGGTGAAAATCCCAGCCCTGACTACACCCATAACGCTTTCAGGGAACCGGCACCCCTGGCGTCAGAGAACGGAGAGAACTTCGACATCCTGGCGCAAAAACCGGTCTTCCCCTGCCCCTCCTGCGGGGCCAAGAAGCGGTTTCATAAGAAGGGGTGTACGGCGGGGTTGGTTGAGGCGTTCGGAGAAAAGATTGAGGCTGAGATAGCCCATCACCATGAAGCTATCGCCAAAACCCAGATGCCCGACCCCCACCTGGCCACCATGGAGGCCCGGGTGTCATCGGGGCCGGATAGGGACGAAACACCGACCACCGATGATCTCAAGGACCTGGAGCGCGACCGTGAACGTCGAGCCTCTGGCCGGCCGGAGCCGGAACTGCGCCCTGGTGAGGGGTATGCGCCCCCGGTGATGTGATGAAGCTCGACGAGATTCCGGCAACCACCAAAGAATATTGGGGGAAGAAAATGAAAACCAAGAAGAAAGCCGCACCAGTCATGACCGAGCCTATGGACCCCATGGTCATGGAGCAGTTGAACGCCATGCGGGGCAATCCGAACCTGCGGCCTATGGGCCAGAAGCGGATGATGAGGCGGGCGGATGGTGGCACGGTAAAAAAGGATGAAAAATATTTGGTGGGCGAGAAGGGGCCGGAAAAGTTTATATCCAGAGCAGATTATGAGGCCAATGCTGACAAATATAAGGCAGCAGATATGGCGCCCCCTGAAATAAGCGAAGATATGGTCCCTAAAATTTCAGTAATCAGGGGCATGAACAAAACGAAAGAATTACCTGACGAACGCCGCAAAGGCGGCCCTGTAAAGAAAGCAAAACCGTACCTGGTAGGAGAGGATGGCCCAGAGATATTTAAGCCGGGGCAAGATGGCATGATTATTCCCAATAGCGGCCTGCGGCCCATGGGCCAGAAGAAGACCATGCGCGGCGAGAAGGGCAAGGCCGGCGCCAGGGTTTGCAAGACGGGGTAAGATGCCTACTTTGCAAGAGATTGAGGAATTAACCCGTGAGTTTTGGGAACCGAGTGACCAAGATGGCACCATTTGTCCTGTTTGTGGACAAAAAAACTTCGGGTACAGATATAACACCGAAGATAGGCGATACCACTTTTCTGAATGTGGCCATTTATGGGAGCCGGGGAAAGAATGAACGACACTGAACAAGCAGGGAAAATGGAGAGAGAGCCATTGAGCCCCACTAGCCACGATCCCATCCTGAGAGAGGTTGATTGGGATATTTTAATCCAATTCAATGGACCCGATCCTTCTACCGCTCTTGGTAACATACAAGAGTATATTGCAAAAACATACGAATTTCCCAAATTTGTTGATTCAGAAACTTTTAATCAAGAGCACTTGTTAATTTTACCTCAAGAAAGGTTTGAGGATGCACAGTTAGCTGATGCGGGTTTTAGAAATCTCACCCCCTTGATTCGTTCAATGGGTGGTAAGGGACTTTATAGGGAGAGAGAGCCATTGAGCCCCACTAATCACGAGTGAGCCGCATCCTCACCAAAGACGGCAAAGTCTGGCCGGACTGGAAGCTCCAGCCGCCGCCCGAGGGGTCCCCCGGCGTGGGGCCGTGGGTCTACGAGCGTTACCAGACCATGCGGCGCCACCGTGACCGCCAGGGCCTCGTGGAACTTTGGCAGCACAACCATGAACTTCTGCGGGGGCGTATTTTCAAGGTACGGTCGAAGCTGTCTCAGACCATCGCCAACCTGTTCTTCAAGATTCACAACTCCCTCAAAGCCAACCTCACCGACTCCAAGCCCAAGGCTTCGATCATGCCCAACGGCCAGACCCCGGACGGCATTGCCGATGCCTGGCAGGCCCGGTATGACTCCTGGTGGGAGGCGAGGCAGCAGCAGAGATGCCTCCAGGAGTCCGTGGGCCTGACGGAACTCTACGGCTACCAGACTGACCACATGAGGTTCAACCCGGACCTGGAAGGCGGCTTGGGCGAGATCGAAACCCATCGCCTGGGGACGTACAGTTATTTATCCTGGCCGGGACATGTTGACATCCAGACCGCCCCGGGGCTTTGTATCTATGAGGCCATGGAATTGGGCGAGATTTACGACCGTTGGCCAGAGGCCGAGGATAAGGTTAAGGCCGACCCGGATTTCTCTGACATGGGTGAAGAACGGGCTTGGGTCCGGGGCAATCGGTCCAGGAACTTGCGCCCCATGGGGTCGGCCACCGGGTACGTCATTCCCGGCGAGGAGGGAACGGGCGCTGAGGCCCGGGGCGGCACCCAACGCGCCTTGGTCATCCAGATGTGGATCAAGGACTACACGATGCACTGGGTTGACCCCAGGACCGGCGAGCCGTGTAAGAAGACTGCCGAGCTGTGGGAGGATACGGTTGACCCCGAGACCGGGCAGCCGGTCATGGAGCCCATGATAGACGATGCCACCGGCCTGCCGGTGTTCACTGAGGACGGCCAACCCGCCCTCGTCCAGTCCCGGCAGCGCATCGAGCCGGAGGAATGGTCGAAGTACCCCGGTTTCATCCGGTGCATCTACGTTGCTGGTAAGAATGGCGATTATGTCCTGGAGGACGTGCCGAACCCCAGCATCAACCCCGACCTGCCCCGGGAGATGACCTCTCAGTCCTATTTGTGGGACAAATTCCCCTTCATCAAGCGTTTGTCTTATTCCGACGATATTTCCGAGTACGGCCTTTGTGTGTTCGAGCAGATCGAGACGCTGGTCATCGAGATTTGCAAGAAGCTCACGCAGTACGGGGTCCACCTGGAGCGCACCTGCCGCAACCCCTTGATCTTGCCCCAGGGGTGCGGGGTCAAGAACAGCCAGACCAACAACCTTCCGGCCCGGATATGGGAGCCGGTGGCAGGCCTGGCCCAGCAGATCAGGTTCTTAGAGGTGCCCCAGACGCCCAACGACCTCCTGGCGTTCATCGAACTCTGCATCCGCCTGGTGGACATGGTGACGGGTATTACTGAGGTGTCGGAGGGCCGCCGCCCCACGGGTGTGACTGCCGGGGTAGCCATCGCCGAACTGCAAGAAAAAGCGCAGGTTGCATATCGCATCAAAATACGCAATAATGACACCTACCTGGAAGAACAGGGGCGGATGTTCATCTCCCTGGGGCAGAATTGGTACACCAATCAGGAATATTTGCGATATGAGGGCAAGGGTTCAGAGCAAATGTTGGCGTTCCGGGGCATTGACTACCAGGGTGACTTGGCTTTCCACATGGAGGCCGGCAGCACTCTCCCCCGTAACCGGGGAGTGCGCCAACAGCAGGTCCTTGAAATGGCCAAGAGCAGGCCGAACTTCCCGAATAAGGTCTTGCTCAATGAGTTGTCAATCCCCAACGCCGACGAAGTGGCGGCGCAGATGGACGCTGGCCCCCTGGGCATGGCCATGCAGAAGCTCCAGCAGAGCGGCTTGATCCCTGAAGAGGTGTTGCAGACCATCGACAACCTGATGAAGATGGACGACAAGACGTTTAATCAGAATTTTGGCAGCGGTAATCCGCTGGACGTGGCGGGAGGCCAGGGATGAGTAAGGAATTTATGGACAGAGTGAAAGCGAACCAGGCGGCAACGGCAGAGGCGAAGCCTATCCCGGTGGTGACAGTCATGGTTTCGGTGATGAGCAACAATACGGTTCAGGTTGCCCGCCCCGAGGGTGATTCTCCTGCACAATTAGCGGCGATCATAAACCTCTTGGCTTCGGCCCAGCAGATTGTTTGTCAAAAACTGGCCAAAGCCGAACCAAGCCGCATCGTGGCGCCGCCCCCGGGGTTGAAGGTGAATTGATGCCGACTTACACCTACCAGTGCCGGGATTGCGAGCACACAATAGAGCATATTTGCAAAATTGCGGAGAGGCCCGAAGCGATAACCTGTGCTTGCTCCGGCATCATGCGCCAGATCATCGTGGCCCCGGCCATCCAGGTTGACACTGCCCAGGACGTTCCATGGTTAAGCGACTTTGCCCGGAAGCGCAAGGAGGCCCGGTTTGGAGGCAAGCCCATTGAAACCCGGACGGAGTACCGGCAGTATTTGAAGGACCATAACCTGAGAGACCACCATACGGGTGAGAATTTAACGGAAATATGACCCAGAACGCCTCCATAAGCAAGGACGAGAACGGCCAGTTTACGGTGACTGCCTATAAAGAAGTTCATTGCCCGGCTTGCGGCAGGATATTATTCGAGTCACAGGCGCCGCCGGCCGTGAAAATCATTTGCAGCCGTTGTCAGGGGATGTGGAAGATAGAAGGCGGCAAAGAGGTGATGCTGCGTCCCCCCAAGCACGTTGCCGGCAAGATGCTGCTCAATGGAGTGGAGAAATTTTATAAGTAATAACCTATAGTTGAAAGCGACATAGTTTGAATTGAGTCCCATGAGGACCGCGGCTTAAAAAGCCACGGTCCTCTTTTTATTTAACCCTAAAAACTAAGGAGCAAAAGCATCATGGCTGAGATTCAAGACGAACCTTTTGACGGCGCCGCCGAGGGTTTGGAAACCCCCGACGACATTACCCTGGACCAAGACCGTGAGGACCGGCTGGCGGCTGAGTCCCAAACAAAACCCGCTGAGGCAGAAACGGAGGGGGACGAGTACGAGTATGAGACCCCCGATGGCAAGGTTGTGCGCCTATCAGCCGAGCAGGCTGAGGCTGTTCAAGGCTTGCTGGACGCAAAGGAGCGGGCTGATGCCCTAGAGGCCGAGAATAAGGCCCTGAAAGAGAAGTCCGTTGAGACCAAGCCCGTCGAAGCACCGACAGAAACCGAAGTTGCAGGTTTCGAGCCGGTGCAGTGGGACGTAGTGGGCGACAACTTCCAGGCCATGCTCGAAGGTGAGCAGGGCGGGACAGCGGCTATTGGCCCGGCGCTCCATGACGTGGTGCTCCGCACCATCGCCACGGATCCGATCATCGCTGACGTGGTTGGCCGTTACATTGACTATCGGGTTGCCCAGCGCGAACAGGGGGCCAAGGCGGAAACCAGCTTCAAGGACTTTGTGGGTGATGAACCCACCGAGGCCGAGGTTGCAGCTTTTCGCAAGGACAATCCCTGGGCCACCACCAAGGCACTTGCGGTACTGGGTGTTAAGAGCGCCCGGGAGACCGCCCGGCTCCAGAAGGAGATAGCTGACCTGAAGGCCGGGAAGCCGGCCGTCGAGAAGGCGGCCAAGGCCAAAGGGGCCGAAGAGACTGTAAGAAGCATGAAGGCAAAGGGAACGCTGCGCCGGGTGACTACCGGGCGCGCCGCACCGGCCGGAGCCCCCACGGGGAAGCCCCGGAACGAAAACGAACTCATCCAGAAGCAAGTGGCCAAGATTCAGGCCATGCGCCAAGGAAATTAACAGGAGGTAAACGTCATGGCTTTGGCTCTTGACGAACTCAACGCAACAACTCAGGAATGGTGGGAGAGCGGAGCCCAGGACATTTTCTATAAAGGGAACGTCCTGATTGGCACCATGCTCAAGGATGCCAAGAAATGGGACGGCGGCACGAAGATTCGCCAGGTCCTCGATTACGGGCAGCCCATGGGCGGCGACTTTAACGCGACCAGTGTGTTCAACACCAACAAGGTCAGCACCATGACCGCGGCCACCTGGACCCCGGGCTACTACTACGAGCCGGTGGTCTATGACATCGACGACTCGGTGCAGAACGCCGGGATGGCCCAGGAAGTGGATATCGTGAACCAGAAACTCAACAAGGCGGCGAAGCATATCCGCTACAATCTGGCTTACGACCTGTATAACTCCACCGGGTACGGCACCAGTGGCCGGAAGCTCGTTGGTCTGCTGGGCATGATCTCCGCCAGTCTGACCTACGGCAATATCGCCGTGGCCGACCTGGCTGAGTGGGTTGCCGGGTATGCCAACGCGACCGCGGCACCCATCACCTTCGGCGTCGTGGATATCTTGCTGATGAACTGCATGGTTGGCGATGATTCGGGTGACGAGCCGAATCTGCTCGTAACCACCCGGTCCCTGTTCAGTTCCCTGCGGTCCCAGACCTTGCCGCACCTGCGCTTGGAACACGGCGACCTGGCCGACATGGGCTTCAAGAACATTGACTACCTGGGCAATCCCATCGTGCGGGACTTCATGTGCCCCGCTGGGTATCTGTTCGGCCTGAACAAAAACTACATGGGGTTCCGGGTCCACAAGGACTACAACTTCAAGAAGACCCCGTGGGAAAAGCCGATTGGCCAGGAAAAATATGCCATGTACATCGAAGTCGTCTTGCAGATGATCTGCAAGCGCCGCGACGCCCATGGCTACAAATCCGGGCTGACCGCTTAAAGGAGGTTTAACACATGAGCACCGTAATGAAGCGTACCACTGTTATGGACGGTGAAATTGTGCGCCTTCCGCTGATTTTCAACAGCAACTCGGAAACCAGCGCACAATTTGAACTTCCCGTGGGCATGGTTATCCGGCCCGAAGACATGTGGCTCATCATCACCACCATTGATGCCACGGAAACTATCGACGTCGGTATCGGTATGGCCACTGAAGCGGGTTTTGACGCCGATGGATTTATCTCCGCCTATCCCCTGGATACTGCGGGGACCTACCGGGTAGCCGACATGGCAACCACCATTGATGGTGCGGCCCAGAACTACCTTACCACTTACATCGGAGCACTGTTCTGGAATGGGAAGGTGGGCGGCAATGCGGCCGATACGGCAGGCATTTATGCCACCAAAAGCTATCGAGGGGATGGCACTTGCAAGACCATCTGCTATACCTGTTCGGCTGGTAGCGATACCTTTGTAGGGGCCTTGGTCTTTATTCCCAGGATACTGCCTCTGGCGTAAAGGAGGCTGACCATGCCTGCTTCGTTATCGCCCAGTTTATCACCGTCAATCTCTCCCTCGAAGAGTCCGTCACTTTCTTCGAGCATTTCACCTAGCGGTTCGCCCAGCGTTTCGCCGAGCGAATCGCTTTCTCCAAGTTTGTCTCCGAGCATTTCACCGTCGGTTTCTCCGTCGGTTTCTTTGAGTCCGTCGCTTTCTCCGAGCATCTCACCGAGCGATTCGCCCAGCATTTCGCCGAGTCTCTCGCCCAGTGCTTCTCCTTCAGTGAGCCCCTCGGAGTCTTTAAGTCCATCGGTATCACCCTCGGTCAGCCCCTCGGAGTCTTTAAGTCCATCGGTATCACCCTCGGTCAGCCCCTCGGTGTCAATTTCTCCGAGTGTATCGCCGAGTTTGAGTCCGAGCATTAGCCCGAGTGCGAGTCCGAGCATCAGCCCGAGCGTGAGCCCCAGTCTCTCGCCCAGCATCAGTCCGAGTGTGAGTCCGAGTATCAGCCCGAGCGTGAGCCCGAGTCTCTCTCCGAGCATTTCTCCGTCGGTGAGTCCTTCGGTATCGCTCAGTCCATCAATCTCGCCCTCGATTTCACCTTCTGTTAGCCCATCGGCGTCACTTTCTCCGTCAATTTCGCCGTCACTCAGTCCATCAGTCAGCCCGTCGGCTGCGGTGGACATCCCAGAGGCCAATATTGACCGGGAAACACATTATTCCATGGGAACTATCCGGGGTTATCAGGTGAGAATCAAGGGTGACGGGGCTGGCCGGCAGATAAATGTGCCCTTTAGTCGGGTAGAAGGTTACTGGATCACGAATATCACTGAAACCACTGACCTAAAGGCGACGGAGAGTGCTGGGGCAATCACTTATGCCTACCCGCCGGGCCTTAACCTCTATCATTACTTGTTTGTGATAGGGTATTAGGAGGAAACTGTATGGCGGATTTTCCCGAAGCAAATGTTGACCTAAAGCTCCACGTCAACTTTGGAAATGCAAAGATGTGGAAAGCCAGAGTCAAGGGCGACGGGGCGGGGACCACTCTTGTGGTCCCCCTGGGTCGCATTGAAGGTTACTGGACGCAGAATATCGATGACACCTCCGCTATTCCGCGTATCAGTCATGCCGACTCGACCCTGACTTACAATAGCGCCCCGACAAATACCAAATACCATTGGCTTTTCGTCATTGGTTATTAACTCCGTGGGGCAGGAAGCAACCGAGTCCCTGCCCCTCGGACCCCCTTTAAGGGAGATTAATCATGTTCCAATTTTTGACCAGTAATTTCCTGGGCGGAGGACATCAGAAAATCGCCATCGCAAACGTGGTGATTTCATTGTTTGCTAACGCCCTTACCCTGATAAAGCCAACGTCAGGAACCTTTTCTGGCAAACAAGCAACTGGGGCTTTTATAAGTTGTGTAACCAGTGATATTTTTTATACCTTTGACGGCACCGACCCCGCTACTGACGGTAGCACCGGGCACCCCCTTGAGGTAGGGGGAACTGTGACGATATTGGATTGGGATAATGTCAAGCGTTTAAAATTTATCCGGCAAGGTGCGGTTTCTGGGGCCATTGTCGTGACACCGTTATTCAGCCCGGTTGGCGTTGTTGTGGCCGACCTGCCTTAAAGGATTTGGCATGAAATTGTCGGTGGTCATCCCCAGCTACAAGGACCCGCTGTTAATCAAGACGATTGGCAGCCTTCTGGCCACATCTGAGCTTGGGGATCAGTTGGAGGTTATCGCCGTCTGGGATGGCTACTATCCGTCTTTTCAACTGATAGACGATCCAAGAGTGAGGTATGTCCACCTAGGTAAAAACAGGGGCATGAGGGGCGCCATAAACGCCGGCGTCGCCGTGGCTCGGGGTGAGTTCTTGATGCGCACGGATGAGCATTGCCTGTTCGCTCAGGGGTTCGATAAGGCCATGACCGATGCCTGTCGCCCGAACTGGATAATGACGGCCCGGCGGTACTTCTTGGACCCGGTGCAATGGAAAGTGATGGAATCTGAACCTCCGGTCGATTATGAAAAACTGGTGGTTCAGGGGGGTGTTAAATTTGCCGGGCAGCGTTGGATGGAACGGGGGCGACGGCGGCACCACAAGCTGATCGACAAGACCATGGCGATGCAGGGGTCTTGTTGGGTCATGCCCCGGCAATGGTGGAAGGACGTGATCGGCGAGTTACAGACCGAGGGGTATGGCCCCTTAACCCAAGATTCCCATGAAATGGTTTTCAAGACCTGGCAAGCTAGGGGCGAATTGATGCTGCACAAAGGAACCTGGTTTGCCCATAAACACCGGAGTTTCTCCCGCACTCACAATGGGGGCACCCCAGAAAATCCAGCGGATACCAAAGCCAGCGGCGCTTATTGCCTGAAAGTGTGGCAAGAATATTACGAAACACAGGTAAGAACCCGATGGGGTATTTAGATAATGAAAAATGTCTTCACTTATCTGCATCCCTCTAAATGCTTTGACCAAGAAACTTCTTTTTTGGCCCGCATTCAAATTGATAACAGTCTTGATCTGGGTTGGTTGCCAGAAGACATTATGGTAATTACCAATTTTCCTTATGAATACAACGGCATCAAATCCATTGTGATAGATGATAATCAGTTTTGCACCATTAGCCCAGAATCTACTAAAACCGCCATTATTCCGCATCTGTTTGATTTAGGACTTATTCAGCCCAGGGAACTTTACTGGATGCATGACTTCGATGCTTGCCAACTGCACCCGTTTAGCGAAGCCAGTTTAAATTTGAGAAAGGACTTGGGTCTTACCACTTATGGGTACTCCCCGAAATGGTGTTTGGGGAGTTTTTTCTTTAATGACCAATCTTGCGATATATTTCAGAAAATTAAAAACATAATATACCAGGTAGACACCGATGATGAGCGGGCCTTGCGGCATCTGACTAAAACGGGATTAGTTTCAGAAAGTCGCTATGAGGCCCTTAATATAACTTATAATTTCGGGATGCGTCATGTGGCCCATAACTACGGCCTGGCGGATAAACCTTTAAAAGTGCTTCATTTCCACCCTAATCATTCGAAAAAAGGCTTGCGTCCTCTCCGTATCTTCATGTATGGTGAGAATGAACTGTTAATCCCCCTCATGGACGGCCGGCTGATTAAACTGTTTCAGGACCACGGGGTTAAGTAAATGAATTTCGAGACCCACCTTTGCCGGATCGCCTACGAAAACCGCACCGATAAATGTCCGCAAATCAGGCATAGCTATACCCCCCTCTATTATCGACTTTTGCAGCCGCGGCGCCAGGAAATTAAAAAGGTCCTGGAACTGGGGATCGGCACCCCGGAACGAATTGTTGGGACTTCCGGCTATCAAGCAGGGGCCAGTTTGCGGATGTGGCGGCAATTCTTCCCCAATGCCATGATTTACGGAGTGGATATCGAACCCGCGGCCATGTTTAGCGATACGCGAATAGAGACAATTCTATGCGACGCCACCGACGGGGAGCAAATAAAGAACCTGATTGAGCATATCGGCACCGACATAGACTTAGTAGTGGACGATGCCTCCCATGTGCGCCGGGCTCAGATTGTATCTTGCTGCGAGATTATGGAACTGGTGAATCCCGGGGTATTTTATTTCATCGAAGACATCCGGCATCCCCGCAAAGTGATGGAGTTGTTGAGCAAAAGATACGATTGCCTGTTGTTTGAAGGAGTCGCCCGGATACGGGCTGACAAGATGATCTTGGTGAGACATAAATGAATGGTTGCATTATCTACTGCTCCAGCAACCGGGAAGACCCGGGGCTTGAAGCTAAGGTAAAGGCCAACATCCTCAAGGTCTGTGGAGGCTTGCCCATCATCAGTGTGACCCAGAAGCCCATAGATTTCGGCATGAATATCTGCGTAGGTGATAAGGTGGGGGTGTCAGGGTTTAATTATTTTCGCCAGTTCTTAATCGGCATGGAGGCGACCGACGCCGACTATGTGGTTTCGGCGGAGGCGGACTGCCTGTATCCCCCTGATTACTTCCAGTTCGTGCCGCCCCGCATGGACGTGTGTTACCGGAACAACAACCTGTACGTCATGCCTGACCGCCGGGCATTCTTCTTTTATAAGCGGGAAGGGGCGACTCACAGCCAGGTGGTGGGCCGTGAGTTTTACATGGACCGGCTAAACGAACTATTTCAATGCGCCCCTCTATGGTCTGCGGAGGAAAAGAATTTCCCCAAGGAGCGGCACCGGAAGGAGGATGTAGTCAGGCGGCAAGACATTCAATATTGGACCACGGTCAACCCGGTATTTCAGGTAAAAACGCATCGGGGGCTACGGTATTACACCCATAGCGAGAGAATCCCTATTCCCGGCTTACCGTATTGGGGGGATGGTAAGGAGATTCGCAAGGAGTTGCTGGGCAGATGAAACTTTCTGCGATCATTCCGGCTCATTGCGAGCCCTATGTACAGAAAACAGTTGATTCTCTGCTGGAAAACTCATCTCTTGGGGGTGACCTAGAGATCATAGTGGTGCTGGACGGGTGGCCTTGCGAGCTCAAGCAGACTGACAGCCGAGTGAAGATAATCGAACTCAATCCGCAGGGCGGCATGAGGAAGGCGATCAATGCCGGCCTTATGATGGCAAGAGGCGAATATGTTTTTAAAATAGACGCCCACTGTTCTTTCGCCCCGGGTTTTGACCGGGTTATGGTTGAGAACACCGAACCTGATTGGCTGGTAATTCCCCGTCGGCTGTCTTTGAACGAAGAGACCTGGGAGCCCTTGATTGAACGTAGGTCCGCCCGGGATTACTGCTATTTGAATTACCCAATAGTCAGCCCGGCAGGTGGGTTGTTTATGGGGCCGTTTAATCACAAGCGCCCTGACCGACAGGACTACGAGATCGACGATGTTATGACCTACCAGGGCAGCGGGTGGATGGCCCACCGTAAGGAATTTATGCACCGGGTAGGGTTGATGGACGACCGCCCCGAGGCTTATGGCCCCTTTGCTTCTGAAATGTTGGAAGTCGGCTTGAAATACTGGCTGGGGGGCGGGGCTGTGAAGGTCAACAAAAAGACTTGGTATGCTCATTTGTATAAGATGAGGCGTCATAAGGCGGCTGGCATGTTTACCTGGCGATACAAGGCGGCTCGGTACACCAATAAGCACTTTGACTGGGCGGTGCGCCACTGGTTAAACGATGAAGAACCCGGCATGATACACCCCTTCTCCTGGTTAATTGAGAAGTTTTGGCCAGTTCCGACCTGGCCGGAAGAACGCAGTTTATGGAAGGTAGCGGCATGAGCAGGGCTATTCTTTATTACACCGGAAATTTCAAGGCTCCTAAGTTCACAGCTAAGATAGTAGACCGGCTAATAGAGAATAGCAATGGTCTGCCGATTATCAGCGTCAGCCATCAACCTATGAACTTAGGTGTAAATATCTGCGTGGGAGATGTGGGCAAGTCCTATCTGAACGCTTTTCGCCAGATGCTTATCGGCGCACAGCACTCAGAGGCGGATTACCTAATATTTGCCGAAGATGACTTTCTCTATCCGCCGGAATATTTCCAGTTTACCCCCAATGGTGAGGATTTTTACCGGAGTGACAACACCTGGTTGGTTCTCAATAGGGGTCCTTTTTATCGCTCCCGGCCCATTGGCGGAGCCCAGATATGCAAGCGCAGTTTTGTAATTCGAGAGTTGGAGAATTACCTGAAAGGGCAAGTCGATTGGCTGAATGACCCCGAATATCGGCCTCAAAAATTGGACTGGAACGGCAAATCGTTTAAATTATTCAGCACTCCGCCGATAGTCTGTTTTAAGACGGAAGGGAATTTGAGCAATAGCGGAGTCAATGCCGGCAATATCAAACATAAATCAATTCCGTATTGGGGAGAGGTGAATGAACTTAGAAAAAGCTACGGCATCTGACATGTTTAAGACCTTAAAAAGCCGAGACGAACTGCCAGATTTGCTATTCAAGCTGGGCTATCGGGTAGGGGCTGAAATCGGGGTTTGGAGAGGATCCTACGCTGAAAAATTCTGTCAAGCCGGGCTGAAGATGTATGCCATCGACCCCTGGGCACCATATATCGGGGCCGGTCGTAGTCAAAAAATTACCGCCAGCCAGGATGAAAATTACCAGATGGCTAAAGACAGGCTGGCCCCCTACGACTGCACCATCCTGCGGGCAAGCTCCATGGCGGCATTGCGATACTTCGCCAAGGGGCAACTTGACTTTATCTATATAGATGGCAATCACATGTTGCCTTACGTCATACAGGACATTTGGCATTGGGACCGGAAGGTAAAAAGCGGCGGGATAATCTCCGGTCACGATTATTTCTGTACCCGACCGCCTGCTATCAGAAATACCATTTGCCATGTGCAGCCGGCGGTGGATGCCTGTGCGCAGGTAATGGGGGTTGGCCAGGTATTTATCTTCGGCGGCGAGGCTCCCCGGGGCGACATGGACCATTGCAAAAGTTGGGCCTGGATTAAACCATGACCAAGGGCGGTATATATTACACCGATTTTCATGTACAACAGGAGATTATGGCCGCTTGCCTTGATCAACTGAGATACGCCCTTATCGGGGAGATCGTGTCCGTGTCTTTGAATAAGTCGACGGAACTGGGGACGAACATTGTTTTGAAAGGCGCAGAACGCAGCTACCCCACTATGGTTACGCAGATCGTTATCGGGTTGAAGAATTTGACTACAGATTACGTTTACTTTCTTGAACATGACGTGCTTTATCATCCCTCGCATTTTGAGTTTTCGCCACCGAGAGATGATATATTCTATTATAACATCAATAATTGGCGGTGGCATTATCCCCATGACCGCTTGATTGCCTATGAAGGGCTTACGTCATTATCTATGATGTGTTGTAGCCGGGAGTTGGCCCTGAACCATTATCAGCGGCGTCTTGACCACATTTACGAATCGGGCCTCAGCGAAATTAAAAGCCGGGAACCCGGTTGGGCACGGAAGATGGGGTATGAACCCGGTATCAAGCCTCGGCGCCGGGGAGGATTTAGTGATGAAGGACACGAAAAATGGCGGTCGGTTTATCCTAATATTGATATTCGACACCGACAGACCTATTCGCCTCCCAAGGTTTACCTAAAAGACTTTAAGCATCAGCCGGAAGAATGGCGGGAAGGCAGTTTTGAAGACGTGTCATTTTGGAACTTGCCAGGCAGGTTTGGTCTTAATAAATCAGCCGTTTGGAATTATTGCTGGTGGTCCGGTGAAACCACTAAGGGATGTGAGTTAGCATGAAAGACCTTAGCATCCTCATCCCGGCCCGCAATGAGATGTTCCTGGCGCGAACAATTCAGGATATTTTTGAACACAGCGAAGCCAACACGGAAGTGATTGCTGTTCTGGATGGGGCGTGGGCCGATCCGCCTTTACCGCAACATGACCGGGTGAACATCATCTATGTGCCGGAAAGCATCGGGCAACGGGCCGCAACCAACATGGCCGCTAAACTAGCTCAGGGGCGATACCTGATGAAAGTGGATGCTCACTGCTCATTCGACAAAGGCTTCGACCGGATTATGATAGAGGGGTTCGCCGGGGTCGGGGACGCTGTTACTATGGCGCCCATCATGCGGAACCTCTGGGCCTTTGATTGGAAATGCTACTCCTGCGGTTGGAAAAAATATCAGGGACCGACCCCGGAGAGGTGTGAGCAGTGTGACAGCACCAATGTGAAGCGTAAGATGATGTGGGTGGGCAAACATAATCCACAGTCATGGTCATATTGCTTTGATGCTGTACCCAAATTTCAGTATTTTGAGGAATATAAGCATCGGCCCGGAATCAGGGAGGCGGCCAAGCAGTCAGGATTTAGCGAGACGATGAGCCTTCAGGGCTCTTGCTTCATGGTCTCTCGGGAAAAATATTGGGAACTAAATTTATGCGATGAATCACTGGGAAGCTGGGGAAATCAGGGTATAGAAGTGGCCTGCAAAACCTGGCTGTCGGGTGGGCGTGTCTTAATCAACCATAATACCTGGTATGCTCATATGTTTCGGACTCAGGGCGGAGATTTCACTTTTCCCTATCCACAATCTGGGCGGGAACAGAAAAAGACCAAGGCCAAAACCTGGGACCAATTTTTTAATGGCAGGTGGGACAAACAAATTTATCCAGCGTCGTGGTTGGTAAAAAAGTTCTGGCCGGTCTTTGGTTGGGCCGATGATGACTTGACCAACCTTATCCAGAAAGAGGTGGCCTGATGACAAACGTGGTTCAGATCGACATAGACGCAACCTACGAGGGCCTGACCTGTCGAGAAATGATTCAGGTTACCCGGGGGCGACTGGGGGTGGGGCCGGATGACGTGAACCGGTACACCGACGCCAACGTGGTTCAGGCCTTGAATATGGGCCAGAACTTGTTTGCGAAGAAAACCGCCTGCCTCCAGCAGCCGGCCGTCATCATCTGCGCTTCCGGGAGACAAAATTACGGCCTGCCGTCCGGTACGCTCAAGGTCTTGTCCGCCCGGTACTACACGGGCAACGGGGCCACTGAGTACGATGAACTGACAATCATCCCGGACTCCAAGGCCATGCAACGGATAGATTGCCAGTACCGCGGCACGGCCGGGGACCCGACTTATATGTTTCCGACTTACCGCACGGGCAACCGGCAGATGGTCGGGGTTTCACCTATTCCCACTTCAGACGCAAATGTCATGGTGAACGCTACTGATTATGGGAAGGTGACCGGGATCACCGGGTACACCATCGCCGGAGACATCGCCGGGACCCATAAGGCTGGGTATGCCGCCTCTGCCTTCCTGGTGGACGCTGATGGCCGTGACCTGGTTCTCCTTGGCGCCATGGTGGGGTATCCGGTCTACAATACGACTCAGGGGACCTGGGGAGAAATCACGGCCATCGGTGACCAGGACGCCGTCAACGATAAGGTGACGGCCACCCTGAGCGCCGGGTCATGGGCGGTGGGGGACGTCTTTGAAATTCTCATGTCCAACTACGGGGTAAACATCGACGCCGACACCGGCCACGTCCTGATAGGAACGCAGGTGGGCGTGATTGCCGACGTGATCAGCGGGCAGGGGACTATCGGCCTGGACATCGCCCGCAAGCCCATCACCCTGGCGGTGGCCACCGACACGATGATCTGCGAGATACCGGAGGTCTACCACGAGGCCGTGATCGCCTTTGCTACCTACTGGCTGGCCCTGGGCAAGTTCGCCGGGGTAGCCCAGCCCCAGAAGGCGGCGGACGCCCTGGCGGTTTTCAATGCCTACGTCAACGAGTACAAACTGAGCGACGAAACGCTGGTGGAAACAGACGGCGAGATTGAGGATCGAGCCTCAGGGGAGTATTTAAGCTAATGCCAGGCGCAATTCTTGAAACGCTCCATCTCGGCATGAACCTGCGGGATTCTGCCCCTCAAGTTCTCCCCGGCGAGACGCAGGAGTCGGTCGGCTGCGACTTCTCTGTCCCCGGGGTTGTCAAACCCATGCGGGAAGGTTTGCTTACCTGGACCCTGCCGGCCGACATTATTGACGGCCATATCGTCTATCTGAATCAGGTCAGATACGTTTTTACGACCCACGCCGATGGTCTGCGGATGACTACTCAGAAGATTTTAATATTAGAAGGAACTCCTGTAATAGCCCCAGGTCAATTCACCACCACCTTAATAGACGCGACCTTCACCGGAACATTTAAGATTCTGCCAATCAACGACGAATACGTGGTGATGTCCGACGGCACCCGGCAGCGCAAGTGGAAGCCGGGGTGGGTGACCACCCACGAGTGGGGGCTGAACACCCCACCGGACCCCACGATAGCCCCGGGCACCTCGCAATCAAAAGCCATGGCTCCGTTTGAGACCGTAGGCCATTATGTCTTCACCGTTTCCGGGATTACTGCTGTGCCGGCAGCGGGCGACACTTATACCGACTCGGCCATGACTGTATGGACGGTCGTGTTGGTCACTTGCAGCGGAGTTGCCCCCACGATTGCCGGGACAATTAAATGCGTAGGGCTGGTAGCTCCAGCTGCACCAGGGAATTTAACCAGAGTTGCCGGCACCGGCGATGCTTTAATAGCTTATAGTGCGTCGTTAAGCGTCAGCAACTGGTCGGTTACGGGTGGCACCATCGAACCCGACCTAGTTACATTCAAAGACGGCCTCCAAAGCATGAAAATGAGGGTCAACCTGGGAAGCACGGGGGTTGCGCAGAAAGTTCTTAACAACATGGACCTGACTTACTTCACAACTCCTGGAGACGCAGGCGAATATCTGACCATTCTTTTGTCCTTTTTCGCTCAGAATTTGGTGAATGTCGGCACCATCGTCATAAAATTTAGCTGCGCTGTGAACGGGGCCTATACCGATGACTTTTACCAGATGATTATCAATGTCGGCGGGTATAGCACGGTGCAATTAGCTGAATCTGGGACCGGCATGATGACCTCAGTTCAGAGTCAGGTACAGGCCACGGCGGTTTCGCCGTATGTTCTCAAAGGCGATGTTTCTCCGGGCGGAACGGAGACCCAAAAACAGTATGATCTCCAGACCATTTTGGCGGGGGTCACCCCTGCCAACAGCCTTTCGTGGGCGAACCTGAATATTCTACAGTCAAATTTTTTGCGGATAGGCACGGCGGCCGGCCGGGACTGGAGCACCATTACCGGGGTCAGGATCGAATTGACCCCGATAAATGGCAATGCAGAAGTCAATTTTGATAACTGTTTCCTGGGCGGCGGCAACCTGTTCGGCTCCTACTGGGTGGCGGTGGCCTACCAGAACGAGTTGGGGAATTATGGACCCTACAGCAACTTCGTGGGGCCGATCACGGTTGCAGCCCAACCTATCTTGATCTCCGGCCTGACCCCAGACACCGACTCGCAGACCACGAAGCGCCGCCTGGCCATCCTGGGGGGATCACTTACCCAGCCGATGGTGGCATATTTGGAGAACAATACCGCCACTTCCTTGAACTATGACGACCCGGCAACGGCCCTGGTGGAGGTGGAGAACTATTTCAACAACAAGAAGCCTCCGGCCTGCGTCGACATGGTTTCCTGGGCCGGCCGCATCTTCATGGTCATGGGCGACAACACGGTTAGGTTCAGCGAACCGCTGCTCTACGAGGGATTCCCTTTGCAGAATGAGTTGATTCTGACTGAAGGTGAGCAACTCCGGCAAGTGGCGGTCATGGGGAGCTACGTCGCCGTCCGCGGCAAGGACCGGGAGCACCTGATCCAGTTGGCTGGCGAGACCCCGGCGTACTGGCAAACCGTCCTTGGCGCCAAGCAGGGGGCGGTAAGTTCACGGCTCCTGCTTACCGACATCTCTGGGGGGCAGGTGTATGCCTCCAAACTTGGGTTTTACATCAGCGACACCTATTACCTGCCCAAGATCAACCCGGTCGTGGCTGATTTCTCAGCGGTATTCGGAGACATGATCGGGGACCGGGCTTACTTGGCCTTCACAGATAAGACCGGGACGCCTCGGGTCATGCGGATAGATTATCGCCTGGGTGCGGCAGTCGCTCATTATGTGGGGAGTTTTGCTCCGACCGCCATCTTTGCCGACCAAGTTGAAGGAAAGGTCTACTACGCCCTGGGGGTGGAAATTTACGAGTTCGACGCTGGCACGGGCCCGCTCCCGGCAAGGTTGGTGATCCCCGAGCAACTGTGTGGCAGTGCTGGCCTGAAAGACTTTTTCGCTCTGGACTATTCCCTGACCGGTGGCCCCCTGGCGCTCACCTTGACCCTGGATGGTACCGCAGTTAGCCCGGCCTTATCTTTGCCTAACGCAACCCGGCGCAGCAGTCCCTTGTCGCTCCCCCTGGGCATGACCGGGACTCAGTTGGGTTTTACTCTCGTATCCACGACTGAGGACTTTGTGCTGACTTGTCCCCTTGAACTTGAACAGGTAGGCGTATGATGGCGAACGAGGCTGAAAATCTAAGACGTATTAATAATTTAGAGGCGCAGAACCAGACCATGAGCAACGAAGTGGCAGCGTTAAAAACTGAGGTTGCTCAACTGAAGTCAACCGTTGCGTCGCTTACGGCAACGGTCAACGGATTAATACAGGCTCCATAATGGGAATTATATTAAACCATCTACAAAGGATAATGCAGCGCGGTTTTAGTTGGGATGGTTCTCGGGTAAACATAACTTTGGAGGAAGTCCCGATTAGTAGTTTGACACAAGATGCTTCCCACCAATTTATTAATGAGATAGAGAAGGCTGCGTTGTTTGGTATAGACGAACCACCAAGTTACGATAATCCATTTGCGACCTATGCCGACCTACAGGCGATAGAACTAACCCCTGGGGCACCTGGGGCACCTGGACCATCGGGGCCGCAAGGCGAACAGGGATTACCTGGCGGAGTGGGACCGCAGGGACCGCAAGGTATTCCAGGGGCCGATGGTTACACACCCATTAAGGGTGTTGACTATTTTGATGGGGAGAATGGTGCCATAGGGAGTCCCGGTTATTCTCCTATAAAAGGGATTGATTATTTTGACGGAGTACAGGGGCTTCCTGGCAACGATGGTGCAGATGGCCCCGCCGGTCCGAAGGGTGACCCTGGTGACCCTGGCCCACAGGGAATACAGGGAATACAAGGCCTTGCCGGTAGTGATGGCGCAGTAGGTCAGCAAGGTATTAAGGGAGATACTGGGGATGATGGCCCCCAGGGTATTCAAGGCATCCAAGGCCCCCCCGGCAATGACGGGGCACCAGGTACACCAGGAGTTAAGGGTGACGCCGGAGATCAGGGACCGCAAGGCATCCAGGGTATTCAAGGCATCCAAGGGCCTGCCGGCCCGACAGTTGGCTACTGCATCAATGTTCAAGCCCTGACATCTTCTCCCGGCGATGGTGCCACGGTTTATTTCGGGATGCTCCCCAAGGCCCCGATTGCCACTGCCAATGTGAGCAAGGTTTATATCCGTAAGGCCGGAACGATCAAGATTGCTGAAATTTACTGTTATTCCGGCACGGCGGGAACAGCCGAAAACTGGTCATTGTATATTAGGAAAAACAACACGACTGATTACTTGATACAGACAAAAGCCGTTAATACGAATGAACGAGTTTTTAGCAATACTTCCTTAAATATTCCAATGGTAGCCGGAGATTATTTTGAAATAAAAAGCGTTCAGCCTACTTGGGCCACTAACCCGTTGACCTGCATCTATGGCGGTTATGTTTATGTGGAGTAACCGATGAAACCCAAGAAATCAGCACAAGACCGGACAACCTGGGCCATCTCTACCAAAGAGAGCCGGAAGTCTGGGAAATTGGGCGGCAAGAAAAAGGGCAAGAATAAGTCCCAAAAAAAGAAGAAAGGAAAATAAATGAAGGTACGCCGGGCCGAACTCAGAGACATTCCGATCTTGACGGGATTATTTATCAAACTCCTTGACCAGTTGAAAGACTACGGCCAGTGGCTACTATCCGACAACCCGGTTGACACCGAAAACGGGGTGGTAAGTTTCCTGCTTTTTAAGATGCACACGGAAGAAAACATCGTTCTGGTGTCTGTCGATGATGATGACCGGCCGATTGGGTTCCTGGCTGGCTGGGTGGTGAATTATCCTTTATTTTACAAGCACCAGAGAGTCAGTGAACTTCAATTCCTATACCCGTTGAGTTTTAAATCATCCTATTTATTGAAGGAATTTGAAAATTGGGCTCGAGAACTAGGAGCTACTGCGGAGACGAATTATGCCACTCCCAACCATGAGATGTCCATCAAGTGCATGGTTCGTGCGAACCGGCGTCTTGGCTACCTACATTTCTATAAAACTTATGAGGAGAAGCCATGAATGAATATTTTGCAGTCTTGCCCCTAAAATATATTTGGCTAAAAGGTGGTAGCGGCGGCGGCGGCGGCGGCGGAACGACGACCAACACCACAAATAGTACCACTAAAAACGAAATGTTGCCGTGGAAGAGTTATGTGCCGGCGGAAACTTCCACAGCCTATGAAAAGACCCTCATGCCCCAGTTGGTGGCCAGGGCCAACCAGGGGTTGACCCCCCAGGAACAAGCCCTTTATACTGGTCAGGGCATGAACCAACTGGCCGGAACCTGGGGCGGTGCCCAGAAGTCTTTAGCTGGAAATCTGGCCCGGAGTGGAGCCAGAGGGGGGGCGGTTACTGAGGCATACGGTGACCTCGCCCGGCAGAAGATTTTAGGTAGTGCTGGGATGTTGGGGAATATCCAGAGTATGGACGTGGCCCAGAAGGGGGCCAACATTGACCGACTTATGAAAGGCATTTCTCTCCCTGGTTCTCCCGTCATCATCGGTTCGCAAACGAGTGGCACCAATACGGCTAATTATGCTCCGCAAAGACAATCTGGTGGGGGGATGTCATAGCCATGGCTGATAATTTTGACGAAGATGCGATTCGGAAATTTTTCAAGTCTATGGAGGTAGACCAACTTAATAATCAGTCTAAACAGTTGGCATCCCAGGGCATGACTGAATCAGTCCCGCCTCCGAACCCTTATGCTGGTGGCGGTGGACAAAAGAAAGGGATTCTTGGAACCATCGGGAGCATTGCGGCGCCGGTGATGAAACTCGGCGGCATGGCGGCGAACTTCCTGGGAGCACCGCATATCGGTGTCCCATTGTCCATCGCTGGCGGGGCAGTAGGTGGGGCTACCGAGGGGGGACTGAGTGGCGCCTTGACTGGAGCAGGTAAGGCCGGGCTTACGGAAGCGGCAACCTACGGCATGGGGAAAGGCTTGGACTTTCTGAAAGGAGGAGGTGGCGCCCCGATTGACATAGCCTCCAAGCGCCTGACGATCCCCGGCAAGCGCCTCAACCCCATTGACATGGGAAGCTACACCATCCCGGCCAATACAAGTGCGGGGGGCAGCTAATCATGGTCCCCGTACATCTGCCGGTTAAGCTGTTCAACGGCCCGCCTTGCTCCTTCATTCGCCCGTTCCAGGTCGCCAATGACCTCCCCAGTACTGGGCATGGTGTAAATCGAAATGCCGCCCTGGGGCGTGGTGGTGATGGTGGCAGAACTCCCGTCGCTGCTGCGGAGGTTGGTGTAAGAGCCTCCGTCATAGGTGCGGGTCGTCTGGCCGTCGATGCGCTCAGAGAAGGCCACACACGGAATTAAGAGAGCCAAAATGATAACGCATAGTTTAAACATGACAATCCTCCTAAACTCATATAAGATAACGACAGTTAGATGTCAAGGAGAATCTTATGGCACCGTTCTTTGACACTCCCGGATCAACCGC